CGATTAAGTCAAAAGTGGTCAAGCAGATGAAAGACTTGGGCACTTATCGTAAAGAGTTTGAAATGATCATTGATATCTTTGCAGGTATGCTCTATCAGTATCAGAAACTTGCTCAAGATTATGCTGACATGGGGTATCCAATAACAGATACCTACGTCAATAAGGCTGGTGCTGAGAATGAGCGTAAAGTTCCAATCTTGACAGCGATGGAAATTTTGAGAAAAGACATCCTCAGCTACTCTAATCAGCTGATGATGAATCCTAAGTCGCTCGGTGAGATAGTGGAACCTGAAGGTGAATCTGTTCTATCTGAAGTCTTGAAGTTTAAAAATGAAATCAAGAAGAAGCGAGTGACTGGCAATGGGTAATCTTGATAAAACAAAAGAGTATGCCCAGCACGTTATATCCCACAAAGATGAACATTGCGAAGAGAACATTCTTGCTGCTGAAAGGTTCATTCGTGATCTTGACAATCCAGAATTTGACATGGATGAGGAAATCGTTGATTTCGTTGTCCACTTCATCGAAAACACGATAGTCCATCAACAGGGCGATGATATGTTTGCGGTGTCTATCCGTAATAAACCCTTACTTTTACAACCGTGGCAACACTTTGTAGTAGTCAATCTGTTTGGGTTTTACTACAAAGGCACTAATGAGCGTAGGTTCAAAGAAGCGCTTATCATGCTCGCTCGTAAGAATGGGAAAACATCGTTTACAGCTGCAATCGCTCTAGCTTATCAGATATTAGACACGGATAGCGGTTCAAAATGCTACATCGTGGCCAACTCAGTCAAGCAAGCGATGGAAGCCTTTGGATTCTTGAAATTCAACGTGGAAAGATGGAACGACAAGAACATTCGTATCAAGGATAATAACCAAGAACACTCTATCACTGCTAATTTTGGGGGTGAGGGTTCTTTCTTTATCCAGGCACTAGCCAACGATGAGAGCCGTTTGGACTCTTTGAATGGGAATGTTATCATCTTGGACGAAGCTCACACGATGAGAAACAGTAAGAAATACGGTCTTATGAAGAAAACAATGTCAGCATACCGAAACAGTATGCTTTTTGTTATCTCTACGGCTGGTGATATTCCTACTGGTTTCCTTGCTAACCGTTTGAAATACTGTCAAAAGGTCCTTAAACAATTGGTCAAGGATGATTCCTTGTTCATGTTTATCTGTAAAGCTGACCAGACGACTGATGGAGACGTGGGCGATTACCTGGACGAGAATGTTCTTAAAAAAGCCAATCCTTCGTGGGGTGTGACGGTATCGCTCAAGGCTCTGAGAGAAGAAGCTGAGCAGGCTATGAATGATCCACAGACAAGAAATGAGTTTTTCAACAAGACTTTGAATGTATTCACAAACTCGATGAATGCTTACTTCAATCCTGATGAGTTTATCGCTTCAGATAGTCAATACGATTGGACCCTGGAGGAGCTGGCACGTTTACCAATCCAATGGTACGGTGGTGCTGACTTGTCAAGATTGCACGACTTGACCGCTGCTGCTCTTTATGGGGTTTACCATGATGGTGAGAAAGATGTTGATATTTGCATCACACACGCTTTCTTTCCTCGTGTAAATGCTCAAAAGAAAGCCAATGATGACGGGATTCCACTCTTTGGCTGGCAGTCTGATGGTTGGCTGACGATGAGCAATACTCCGACCGTACTCTATGATGATATTGTTAAATGGTTCATCAAGATGAGGGAGAAAGGATTCAAGATTGCTGCTGTTGGGATGGATAGGAAGTTTGGTCGTGAGTTTCTGACGAAGATGAAACAAGCTCGGTTTAAGATGATTGACCAACCACAACTTTTCTATCTGAAATCAGAGGGGTTCAGACGGATTGAGTTCAAAGTTAAGAATAAAGAGTTTTACTATCTTCATTCTGATGCTTACGAATACTGTGTGAGCAATGTTAGAGCAATTGAAAAGGTGGACGACGCTGTGCAATATGAGAAATTAGATGGTGACGGTGGTACTGCAAGAATTGACTTGTTCGATGCCAGCGTTTTTGCTTGCATTCAGGCTCTTGCTAATCTTGGTAAGAATCAGAATGTCATGAGCTTCTTTGATTAGGTGAATTATGAATGAAATAGTTTTATCAGAACATGAAATTAATGTGTTAATTAATAAAGGGCGAGTTAAAGTAATTTTAAACGGGGAAGAAGTAGTCGTTCGTCAAAGCTATACGAAAGATTTGAGGGCTGAAACAGTTAACTGGGATAAACAAATAGTTGATGTCAGTCAGAATATCGTAAGAAACAAACACTTTGATTCACTTTTTCAAAATACTTTTCGCTAGAAAGGAGGTGAGTAAAGATGGGGCTTTTAGATAGGTTTTTGAAACGTGGTAAGAGTCGAAGCGGAACGAATGTTATCACTCATTCAGATTTTGGGCTTTACATTGACGGTGACAGCTATGTGCCTTTGGCTCGTAATCCAGATGTGATTTCTGCGGTCAACAAGATTGCTGACATGGTGTCAAACATGACTATTCACTTGATGGAGAATACCGACAAAGGCGATATCCGAATAAAAGACGGATTGGCTCGCAAGATTGATGTAAACCCATGCAACAATATGACTCGCAAAACTTGGATTTTCAAGATTGTGCGTGACCTGTTGCTATTTGGTGACGGAAATTCAATTCTTCATGTTGAGTATGATCCTGTGAATGATTATATTTTGAACTTGAGACCATTCGCAATGAGTGAGGTTTCTTTCAAAAGTGATGATGTTGGTTATATCGTGAATTATCGTGGTATCGACTACAACCCAAGCGAAATTGTGCACTTTGTAATCAACCCAGATCCAGACAATCCATTTGTAGGGACTGGCTACAGACTTGCTCTGAGGGATATTGTTAGGAATTTAAACCTTGCTACTCAAATCAAAAAAGGCTTTATGAATGGCAAGAACATCCCTAGCCTGATTGTTAAGGTTGATTCTTCGGATGGAGAATTGGGCACGCAAGAGGGACGAGACAGGGTTGCTAAGAAATATTTATCAACAAGTCAGGCAGGTGAGCCGTGGATTATTCCTGATGCTTTGTTGAGTGTAGAGCAGGTTAAGCCGCTTAGCTTAAAAGATATCGCTATTAATGAATCTGTTGAAATTGACAAGAAAACAGTTGCTGGGCTTTTGGGAGTTCCAGCTTTTATTTTGGGAGTTGGTAGCTTTGACAAAGAAGAATACAACAACTTTGTCAATACAACGGTCATGAGCATTGCTACGACGATCACTCAGACCTTAACGAGAGACTTACTCGTTTCAAATAATCGGTATTTCAAACTTAATGCTCGCTCGCTTTATTCGTATGACATTACAGAGTTATCTTCAGTTGCTGAACAGATGACTAAAAGCATGGCAATGCGTCGAAATGAGTGGAGGGATTGGCTTGGGATGCCACCAGATCCTGATATGGATGAGCTCCTTGCTCTTGAAAATTATCTACCGCAAGACAGACTTGGGGACCAGAAGAAACTGAAAGGGGGTGAGGAAGAGAATGAACAAACGGAATAGCTATCGCACTGCTCAGTTCAAAACACGAGAAGAAAGTGAAACTGGTGATTTGATTTTGAGTGGGTACTTTATCAAGTTTGATGAAGTTACTGAATTATGGCCAGGTTACTTTGAAGTGATTAAGCGTGAAGGTGTTGAAAAAGCAATTCAAAACGCTGACATCCGGGCATTGTTTAACCATGATGATAGTTTAGTGCTTGGTCGTACTGGTAACGGGACGGTCATTTTAGGAGTTGATGAAATCGGACTTTATGGTGATATCATCATCAATAAGGATGACCCGCAAGCTGTTGGGGCCTATGCTCGTGTTCAGCGTGGCGATGTGATTGGATGTAGCTTTGGTTTCATCCCAATCAAAATCAATACGGAAGAGCAAGCAGATGGTTCGTACCTGGACACTGTCTTAGAATTAGAAATCTTTGAAGTGAGTCCATGTACTTTCCCAGCCTATCCGCAAACGGAAATTGCTGCACGACAGAAAGACTTTGAAAGTCAACAGCGTGCCAATCGTGAAGCGCTGGACAAGCGCAAGAAAGAAATTAAGGAGAAATTTAACCTATGCACAAATCATTGATTTTAGGCGCTCGCATGCGCAACAAAGCAGAAAAAGTGGTAGAACTTGAAGAATCAATCAAAGAATTGAACAAGCGTTCTGAACTTGAAGCGAAGAAATTGGATCAAGCTGGAAATGATGAAGAAGTTTCAGCAGTTGAAAAGAACCTGGAAGACATTCAAAAAGAATTGGATGAAAAATTGGCAGAAAAAGAACAACTTGAAAAGGAAATCGAAGATTTGCAAAATCAAGTTGAAGAATTGAATCGCAAAACCCCGACTTACCCAAGTCAAGAAAAACGTGGAGGACAGAAATTGGAAAAACGTGACGCAGTACTAGAATTCATCCGCTCTCGTGGACAAAAACGCACAGGTGTTAAAACAACAGATGTAGGAGTGATTATTCCGAAAGAGGTTTTGGAACCACAAAAAACACCTGAACGTCAGAACCAGCTACTTAATCTAATCCATATTGTAAAAGTAACAAGTGGCTCAGGTACTTACCCAGTCATGAAGAAATCAAATCGTAAGATGACAGAGGTTGGTGAACTTGAAGAAAATCCAGAATTAGGAAAAACAAAAATCACTGAAGTTGATTATAAAATTAAGACTTATCGTGGGGAACTTCCTATCTCTCGTGAAGCGATTGAAGATGCACAATATGACCTTATTGGAATCATGCAAGAAGATATTCAAGATCAGGACGAACAAACAAAATTGGCAATTGTTGCGGATGTTTTGAAAACTGCAAAAGTTGTAAATGCTAGCGGTTATGATGGACTTAAAGATATTTTGAATACTAAGATTTCATCTGTTTATAAAAAATCTCTTGTTGTTACTGACTCTATGTTCAACGCATTGGATAAAGTTAAGGACAAGGACGGCCGCTACATGCTTCAACCTGACATTACTTCACCAACAGGCTATTCATTCTCTGGAAAAACTATCTACCCTGTTGATGACACTCTTTTGGGTCAAGAAGGGGAAATGAAGTATTTTATCGGAGATGTTGAATACTTCCTTACATTGTTTGACCGTATGGAATTAAGCGTGAATTGGGAAGACAATCACAAATTTGGTAAAAACCTTGCATCATACCTACGTTTTGACATCAAGAAGACTGATGAAGATGCTGGGGTATTCGGAACCTACACTGATGTTGTAGCTTAAGGAGGTAGCGTATGAGCTATAAAGTAATCCGTCCTTTCAAGGACTTGACTGATCCTGAAAATCATGACTATGCTGTTGGCGATATCTTTCCTCGTGAGGGATATAAGCCAACAGATAGCTTTACAAACGGCCTTTTGACTGGTGCCAACACTGCTGGTTCCATCTTCCTTGACGTTTTGGGAGATGATGAACCTAAAAAGCCAGCTCCTGAAACCAAAGAAGTGAAAGAAGAGCCCGCAGTTGAGCAGGAAGAAACAGTTGATGAAACTGCTGAAGAGCCTGCTAAGGAAGTTGAGGAGTAAACATGGACGAAGGTCAGCTTTTGGAATTGCTGAAACTTAAGTTGGGTATTTCAACCGACTTGAGAGACAAGCCGTTAAAAAAAATCATTTCAAGTGTCATCACTGAATTGACCGATAACCTCGGTATCGAGCTTGTTGGTGAGCGTGCTGACCATGAAATGTTTATCGTTGACTATGCTGCTTATCGCTATGAGGGTGGGGTGGATATGCCACGTCACCTTCAATGGCGACTGCATAATTTACAGATAGCATCAAAGAAAGAGGTCAAGAATGTGGAATCATGAAATCAAACTGATCTCTAAAAAAGTAACAGGTAAGGACAAGTTACTGCAACCAATCTCTAAAGATGTTGAAGTTACTCTGTTGTGTCGTAAAAAGAAGGTTACTCGCTCTGAATTTTATCAAGCAAATCAGGCAGGTCTAAAACCGAGCTTGGTCGTTGAGATTCGAAATTTTGAGTATGAGAATCAGGAGTTTGCGATGTTTGAAGGCAAGCAATATCGCATCTTAAAAACCTATCCTATCGATTCTGAAATTTTAGAGTTGACTTTATCAGAGGTATTGAAATGAGCAATGACCTTGCTGATTTGATAGCGAAAGAGCTTGCAGCTTACTCTGACGAGGTTACTGAAGAAGTGGATAAGATTGCAGAGCAGGTGGCTGATGAGACTGTGGATGAGTTGAAAGAGACAAGTCCTAAACGGTACGGAAAGTATCGTAGAAGTTGGAAAAAGAAGAAGTTGGCCAATGGCTCTTTTGTTGTCTTCAACGCAGTTGCAAGTCTTACTCACATACTTGAGAACGGACACCTTTCAAGAAATGGTGGTCGTGTCGCTGGCATCGTCCACATCAAGCCAGTTGAAGAAAAAGCAATTCAGAACTTTGAGAAGCGTATCAAGGAGATTGGGAAATGAAGCTATCAGACTTTGCTGTTATTTTGGAACAGGCAAACTTGCCTGTCACTTATCGAGCGTTTAAAATTGGGAATGCTCCTGACCTACCTTACCTGGTCTATTATGAATCTAGTCCAGCCATCAATGCAGCTGACAACACGGTTAATCATCAAATTAAGAGCGTTACAGTAGAGCTAGCTTTTGAGCAGAAGGATGAAGATTTGGAAGAACGTCTGGAAGAGCTGTGGACAACCCACGAGCTCTTTTTCGATGTTCAAGAAGAAACATTTATTGAGGCTGAAAGACTCTATGTCAAGTCTTATACGGTCTATCTATACTAAGGAGGAATGACATGACTCAAGAAAATAAAGTAACCTTTGGCCTAGAAAACGTACATATCGCACCTGTCAAAACACTTGCAGCAGATGGAGTTATCACTTACGGCGATGTTTTTCGTTTTCCCGGAGCGATGGAGCTGACACTTGATACCAAAGGGGAAACAACCCCTATCAAAGCAGACAACAAGGATTACCATTTCATGAATTCAAATGAAGGCTATGAAGGTAAACTTAAAATTCCACATATCATCGATGAATTTGCAACAAAAATTCTTGGTGAAATCAAGGACCCTCAAACTGGCGTTATGACTGAAAAAGCAGATGCGAGCTTGACAGAGTTCGCAATGATGTTCCAGTTTGAAGGTGACAAAAACAAGACTCGCTATGTGATGTACTACTGTTTTGCCAGTCGCCCATCTCTTGGTTCAAAAACTAAGAACGGGACATCAACCAATGAACGTGAACTTAGTTTCAAAGCTAGCCCGCGTCCATTGGATACAGTTGTCAAGCGTTCTATCACATCAGCTGATGACAAGGATGCGTATGACAACTGGTTCAAGAAAGTGTATGAACCTACTGCGGTGACAGGTTAAGGAGAAGACATATGCGTAAAATCGTTTTGGTTGGTGATCAGGAGTATGAGTTGGGGACCAACGGCTATACTCCTATCGCCTACAAACAACAATTTGGAAAAGATTATTTTCAAGATTTGTTCTCGATGTTGAAAAATCAATCATTCATGAATGAATTGAACAAGCTGGAAACCGACAAGGAATTGACAGCGACTAATATTGATATTTCGATGTTGTCAGATTTTGATATGACCTTTTTCAACCGTCTTTTTTGGACCTTTGCTAAATCTGCAAATCCTCATATCAAGCCTTATGAACAATTCTTCATGGAAATGGAAGTATTTCCGATCCAGGAAGTTGGTCCTGTGCTGATGGAAATGCTGAACACGAGCATGACGACAAAAAAGCACCAGATGAGTCAGAATCAGCTAGCGAAGAAATCTTTACAGTAGAATCCTATCTGTCCTGCTGTAAAGAAACTGGTCTGTCTATTGATGATCTAAAGCACATATCAATCGGAATGGCTCTAGATTATCAGACGGATTATGTGAATTTACGTAGTGAGGATAAAGGTGGCGAACGGAAGGCCACGCAAGCTGATTTTGACAGCTTTTAAAGAAAAAATGAGTGCTGAGAGAGCGATTCTGAGACCAAGTTCCTTGAACTGACTGCATTATCAGTCGTAGAAATCCTCTCAGCGCTTTTCTATTTTTTTGAGAAAGGAGGAAATATGGCAGGAAATATCAAAGGTATCAAAATTGAAATTGATGGCGACACGCAGCCCTTACAGAAGGCGCTGAAAAATGTTAATAAGGCTGCTACTGATGCAACTCAGGAGTTGAAACAGATTGACAAGGCCTTGAAGTTCGATACAGGAAACGTAACGCTCCTGACTCAGAAGCAAGAAGTTCTGCAAAAGCAAGTTGCGACGACCAAGGAGAAGCTAGAAACTTTGAGACAAGCTCAGTCTCAGGTAGAACAGCAGTTCAAAAATGGTGATATCGGCGCTGTTCAGTACCGAGCTTTTCAACGTGAAGTTGAAACTACCAAGAATGTCCTTAAAGGTTATGAAGGCAAACTTGCTAATGTTAACCAGGCACTTGCTGAGAATGGGAGTGCCACTCAGAACAACAAGAACCAATTAAAAGAATTGCAAAATGAGCAGAAGCAACTGGCTAGCGAGAATGAAAAAGTAGTCAGTTCATTCAAATTGCAAGAAAGTCAGCTAGGAGCTAACGCAAGTGAAGCTGACAAATTGGCGCTTGCTGAGAAAAGGATTGGAGCTCAATCTGATATCGTTGCTCGGCAGATTGAAAATCTAGAAAAACAACTAGCTCTTACAAAGCAAGAGTATGGTGAAAATTCAGCTGAAGCCAATAAAATGGAAACCCAGTTGAATCAAGCTAAAACAGCTTACTCGAATCTCTCTCAAGAGATGAATAATCTTGGTAGTGCTGGGAAACAAGCGAGTGGGTCTCTTAGTGAAACAAACAATCTCTTAAAAGCTGAATTGCTCAATCAATTTTCTGAAAAACTATCGGATATCAGTCAAAAGCTGGTTGATTTTGGTAAGAGTGCTCTTGAAGCCTTTCGTCAAGTTGACGAAGGCATGGACACCATCGTTACTAAAACTGGAGCCACTGGTGATAGCTTGAAAGGGATGCAAGATATCGCTTCAAGCATAGCAACAACTATCCCAACTGACTTCAGCAAAGCTGGGGAAGCTGTCGGAGAGGTCAACACACAGTTTGGTTTAGCTGGAGATGCCCTCAAAGATGTATCCGTAGAAATGATTAAATTTGCTGAAATTAATGGTACAGACATCACCAATTCAACCATTTCAGCAAGCAAAGCATTGGAAGCTTATGAACTATCAACCAGTGATTTAGCGAAGGTTTTAGACTCTACAACCTACACAGCTCAATCAACTGGTGTTTCAGTTGATGATTTGATGAAAAAAGCCATCGAAGGAGCACCACAGATTAAAATGTTAGGTCTCTCATTCGAGGAAGGTGTAGCATTGCTCGGACAATTCGAAACGAGTGGTGTAGATGCTTCAAGTGCTTTATCAGGGTTGACCAAGGCAGCAGGCTCATACGCTAAACAAGGCAAGACTTTGAAAGAAGGCCTTGTCGAAACAATCGACAAGATAAAGAATACAACTAGCGAAACCGAAGCAATGGGGCTCGCTATGGAAATTTTTGGTGCTAAGAAAGCACCTCAAATGATTGATGCAATCAAGCGTGGTTCTTTTGACTTCCAGTCATTCGCCGAATCTGCTGAATACTCAGTAGGAGCAGTTTCTAAGACATTCGAAGCTACTCTAGATCCAATTGATAAATTCAAGACCGCACAAAACTCAGTTACGCTAGCTATGTCCGAACTAGGAGCAGCAATAGCTGAAACTCTAGCACCTGTCTTTGAGGTTCTTGGAAACATGGTCAAAGACATGGCAGAGTGGTTCGGTGGTTTACCTGGACCTGTTAAAGAATTCATCGTAATTTTGGGAGGAGTAGTCACAGTTGCTGGGATTCTAGTCCCGATATTCTTAACCTTGCAAGCAGCAGCAGTAGCACTCGGAACATCCATTGGAGCGATGATTGCAGCAGCTGCACCCATTATCGGTATTGCTGCTTTAATTGTTGCCGCTATTGCAGCAGTCATCATCGGTATCAAATATCTATGGGACACAAACGAGGGATTCCGAGATGCAGTCATGACAGTCTGGAATGCTATTCTGGAAGTCATTAACAAAGTTGTAAGTGAAGTTTCTGACTTCATTATGAGCATGTTTGGAGTGGTTGTCAATTGGTGGACCGAAAACCAAGAGCTTATACGATCTAGTGCAGAAACAGTCTGGAATGCTATCCAAACCGTAATTGATGCAGTCATGACAGTCTTAGGTCCATTAATCGAAGGCGCATGGGCGAATATCCAACTGGTCATCACAACCGCTTGGGAAGTCATCAAGACTGTAGTTGAAACTGCAATCAATGTTGTTTTAGGCATCATCAAGGCAGTCATGCAGATCATCACAGGTGACTGGTCAGGAGCCTGGGAAACAATCAAGGGAGTGTTCTCAACAGTCTGGAATGCTATCCAAAATGTTGTTCAGACCATCTTCACAGCTATCCAATCGTACATTTCAAATACGATAAACGCCATTTCAAGTACAATTTCAAATGTATGGAATGGAATTTCAAGTACAATTTCAAATGTATTAAATGGTATTTCAAACACTGTTTCAAATGTTTGGACAGGAATCAAGAATTCAATCGGGAATGCTATAAACGGAGCTAAAGACCTTGTAAGCTCTGCAATAAGTGCGATTAAAGGTCTATTTAATTTTAGTGTTAGTTGGCCACATATTCCACTACCTCACTTTTCAGTGAGTGGTTCAGCAAATCCATTGGATTGGTTGAGTCAAGGTGTGCCAAGCATCAGCATCGAATGGTATGCTAAAGGCGGTATCATGACGAAACCGACCATTTTTGGAATGAATGGCAATAACCTTATGGTTGGTGGTGAAGCTGGTAACGAAGCAGTATTGCCACTTAATGATCAAACGCTTGGTGCTATCGGTCGAGGTATTGCTCAGACAATGGGTGGAACTTCACCGACCATCAACATTACTATTACTGGCAATACTGTCAGAGAAGAAGCTGACATCACTAGAATTGCTGACGAAGTAGCTCAGAGAATTGCTGATGAAATCCAACGTAGAAGCCAATTGAGAGGAGGTATGGCATGATAAAACATAACGAACTTGTGATTGACGGTGTAAGAACATCGTCTTTTCCATTTAAGGTCATCGTCCATGATTCTCCCTCGGTTGCCTTAGGAGAAGGCAAGACAGCTCTTCTTGAACACGGTGGAATTAGTGGAGCAATCGTACAAACCAACAAACACAGAGGTCTTGTAAAGAAGACTTATTCAATCTATCTTGTAAAGCCTACTGAAGAACAGATGAATCAGTTCATGAGCCTGTTTATTCGTGAGAAATTCTGGCTAGAGAATGAGCAAGTTAAGACAACCAAGTTATGGTGCTATAAAGTCAGTGTGACAGAATTAGACCAAGTCAAACCTGGTCTTTATATGACTAAGGCAACTTTTACTTGTCATCCAACTAAGTTTTTCAAAACAAGTGACACGCAAACTTTAACAAAAAGTGGGACTTTGACCGTTCAAGGTTCTGCTCTTGCCTTTCCTAAAATCACAATCGTTGGTCAGAGCACTTCTGAAACTTCATTTACAATTGCTGGTCAGGTCATTCGTCTTGAACGACTCACTGAGTCGCTTGTGATGGTCAATAATCCTGACAATCCAAGTTTTAAAACAACAACAGGAAAGCCAGTCAAATGGTCAGGGGATTTTATCACAGTTGATCCAGCAAAAGTGAAGAATGTTGGGGTTGTTCTAGGTCAAGGTATTCAATCGCTTGAAATCGAGACGGTTTGGGGGTGGGCATAATTGCTTTATCTACTTAATAAAGATGTGAGAACCGTTCGGTGGAACGGGGAGCCACTTCATGAAGCAACTTCGGCAATTGTTAAAGAGGCCATGAATGGTGATTTCACCTTAACTGTGAAATATCCTATTTCTGACTCTGGTATTTATCAACTTATTCAAGAAGATATGTTGATAAAAGCGCCGACTCCTGTTCTTGGTGCGCAGCTATTTCGCATTAAGAAACCTATTGAACACAATGATCATCTGGAAATCACAGCCTATCATATTTCAGACGATGTGATGCAACGTTCTATCACACCAGTAAGTGTGACTAATCAGAGCTGTGACATGGCTCTTTCTCGCATGGTTCAAAACACCAAAACCGCTTTGGGAGATTTTTCTTTCAATAGCGATATCCAGGATCGTAGGACCTTCAACACGACTGAAACAGAAACTCTGTACTCTGTATTGCTTGATGGCAAGCATAGTATCATTGGGACGTGGGAAGGTGAGCTGGTTCGTGATAACTTTGCGATGACTGTCAAGAAGAGTCGTGGCGAGAATCGTGGTGTTGTTATTACAACGCACAAAAATCTGAAGGACTACCAACGCACAAAAAACAGTCATAATGTTGTCACAAGAATTTATGCAAAGTCGACTTTTAAACCTGAAGGTGCTGAAAAAGAAACGACTATCAGAGTGACTGTTGATAGTCCTCTTATCAACTCATACCCTTATATCAATGAAAAAGAGTATGAGAACAACAACGCAAAGAGTGTTGAAGAGTTGCAGAAGTGGGCACAGGCTAAGTTTTCAAATGAGGGCATTGACAAGGTCTCTGATGCTATCAAGATTGAAGCCTATGAACTTGATGGGCAAGTTGTTCACATGGGTGATACGGTCAATCTCAAGAGCTGGAAACATAATGTCGATGCATTCAAGAAAGCTATTGCTTATGAGTTCGATGCCTTAAAAGAAGAATACATTTCTCTGACTTTAGATGATAAGGCAGGCGTTGGTGGTTCTAGAGCTTCTGGTGGCCTATCTAGCGCAGCTGATGCCATCCTTGGAGTGACAGAATCAGCTCAAGAAATTGCCCTTGAAAAAGCTCTTCAAAATGCAGACTTAGATTTTGATCACCAAGCTGAATTGTTAAGACAAGAAATTGCGGACGGTATCGAACTTGCAAAAGCTAAAGCAGAGGAAAACAAGCGTGCTCTATCAGATGAAATCGACAATCGTTTTTCAAATTTTGATAGCAGCATGAACGAAAAGCTCGAAGACCAACGAACCAAAATCGAAGAGATTCGTGCTATTGGTTCAACAGTTACTCGGACGGCTGAAGAAGCTTTGGAGGAAGCTAGGAACGCTCTAGAATCTGCCAATACTTCTAAAGGCTTGTCTGATTCAAACTTTGCAAAAATTGAGCAAATCACAGACAGAATCAGAACACTTGTGACTAAGCAAGAAGTTGACCCTTTAACCGACAGGTTGAGGGTTGCTGAAAACAGAATCGAAGTTCAAGCTGACCAAATTACCGAGAAATTATCTCGTATTGATTTTGACAGATTGGCCAATGATAGAGGTTTTCAAAATGCGACTCAAGTCCAGAACACAGTCAAACATTCGGTCGACGGATTCCAAAGGACCATCTTACGAATTGAAACTAAACTTAGAGATGTTATTCGAAACGATAATCTCTTGCAGAATACTTCTATTATTCCTGCAGGGAATGGTTTAGAGGGTACCTGGAAATTAAATAATGCAGGTGGTAATGGTCGAACAGAGGTTATTAAATTAAGAGATGCTCCTCATGCTGCTATCAAGAAAGGTATTCGTATTGTAGAAAATACAAACGGTGGAAATAAGGACATAGGTCAATCTTTAAATCTAGTGGTTGGTGAGAAATATACTATGTCGTGCTGGGCAAGAGTTTCATCGACAAGTACAAGTCAAAACGTCAATCTTTTAATACGTTCTTGGACCACGAATGATACTAATCGTGTATTGTTTAAGTCCATTTCAAATAAAGATTGGGTTAGATACCAATTGACGTTCATAGCAGATAGTGTTGAAAACAAAATCCAATTTGGTCAAAACGGAAGTGGTAGCATTGAAATCTGCGGTATGAAACTTGAGCATTCTGACCGCATGACAGACTACGATGTTAACTCTTCTGAAATCGTGAGTGTTGTGGAATTTAACGATGTAGTTGATACAGTTAAGAGCCACACACAGACTATCCAGAGACAGAATGAGTCTATTTCACAAGTCATTCAGACTGCTGATGGATTGGTTAACCGTGTATCTAATTTTTTGGAAGATTTTAACCTTGTATATGATCCAACGAATTTTAGCAAGTGGGCCAAGAAACAAGCTGAAGCAAATGTAATCGAAGTTCAGGCTGGCACTAGATTGCTACGAATTACCACTACTGGTAAAAACCAAGCAGTCTATCACGGTTTCGCATTGCCACTTAATACCTCAACCTTTACAAAGGGAGAGAAGCTCAGCTATCGCATGGAAGTATGGGTGGATGTCTTACCAGATGGACCTCTAGGAATTGAGCTATGGGCTTCTGACGGTGGACTTGCATCTGATAGAGTTTATCTCACAAAAACAGGAACTCAAATCATCACAGGTACGATGACGGTCCAGAAATCATCGACTAAAACAAGAGAATTCCCTCTCGAAATTTGGTTAATGAAAAACGGGCAAGTTGCCATCGGTCAGGTATCGCTTATTAGAGGTGACAAACCTCCTAAACGCTTCAGCGATAACACATCTACACAGGATGTTGTCACACAAACTCAAGTATCACAGCTACGTGACTCGTACGCTATCCAAACCCTTACTGGACCTGGAGCGATATCTTCTCAAATCAATCTGAATAGCAATAACATTCTGATTGAAGCTGCTAAAATTCGTCTAAAAGGTAGAACACTTCTAGATGAAATCACAGCTATCGATGGTTACTTTAAGCGTTTATTCGTAGGAGATGCCAGAGTAGGTACGTTGAATGCGGATATTATTCGCTCGAATTCGATTTCAGCAGACAAATTGATTTTCGACACAGCACTAGCGAAAAAGCTTGTGTCCAGTGATGTGTTTACGGACACTTTAGCTGCTAAAACAGCCTTTATCAACAAGTTGAGGTCAGTAGTAGTATCTGCTACCCTGCTTGAAGGATATAAAGGTAGGATTGGCGGTTTCCAAATCGGTACTCACGACAAAGACCCAAATAGTTATTGGTTAACTGGTCAAAATCAATTTAAAGTTGGCATGGGAAGCGGTAATGGTCGTTGGGGCCAAACAGCTCTTTGGGTTAACTGGGGGAATGATTGGGGGCAACCTGGTGACACAGCATGGTATGTCAAAAACAACGGAGAGATGTATTGCTACAATCAAGCTCATTTTTGGAATACACCTATTATTCACGGGAACTTGAAAGTCAGCGGAAATATTTATTATATAACGGACGATAACACGAAAGAAGGTGGCTATTGGATACACTCGCCATCATTTAAACGCATTCAAGAAAGCTCAGGATATATCTACCTGTACCGTTTTGACAATTCGTACTCATGGATACCCGTTAATAAAGAAATCTCTGACAGACGATATAAACATAACATTGAAGATAGTAAGGTGTCTGCTCTGGAAGTTATCAACCGTCTGAAAACTTACTCTTATCGTAAGGAATACGACGGGAAAATCGAGGATATTTCGTGTGGTATCATGGCGCAAGATGTACAGAAGTACGCTCCTGAAGCATTTTTGGAAAATCCAGATGGCGCTTATTCATATAGCAGTTTCGTACTCGTACCTTATTTAATTAAGGCTATTCAAGAACTCAATCAGAAATTGGAGAAAGTAAATGAAGGAAGAAATTAATCAATTAATCATCCAAAACTTAAGTGATGATATCGGACTAAAAGCAAGCGATGCAGCAACTTACAAGGCGCTGTATGAAATCACTCAAAAACAACTCAAGGAAATTTTAAACATCATTGATTCGAATGAAGAACTTAAAGCAAAACTTGAAGAAGTGAGAGGAGAAATGACAAATGGCAATCAATAACTACGAACTAGCAAGCAAGCCTTATACACGAGGGTTTGGCGACAATATCAAGACAGTGGTTGAAATCCGTCTGTCAGAAGGCAATCGGTACAGTGCGAACATGCGTGAGCTAACAGGAGACCGGACAAATGAACCGGAAGATGTCTTGATTCAAGATGTGCTGGACATCCTAAAATCCGAGCTAGATCCAGGAAGCGCCATCGTCAAAACACAGGCGCAACTTGAACAGGCCAATCAGAAGATTGCGCAAAACGAGAGTGAACAGAACAAGCTTGCAGCTCTTATTAAGCAGACTGAAGAGAATTCGAAGGTGAATCAGAAGGTCATTCATGTTCTTGTCTTGAACTCTGTCATGAGCAAGAATATCGAGTACGGCACGACTTATAAAGAATTGGTTGAGTTGATTCCACTAGCTGAAGTTGGTAAGACCTACTTACCACATGACCTAATTACCATTGAAGACCCTGAGCATGTAGAGGTTAACGGCGAAGGGAAACGCATCTTGGTTCAGCTTAATAAGGAATTTACTTACAACGGCGAGCCTGTCAGCGCGTTTGTGACGAATGGTACCCTGGAACAAAACGGAACGGGTGTCGCTTGGAAATTTGAAGGGAAGGAACAGGAGAAATAAATGAAAATTGAATTGTTTAACTTTTTTAGAAGTCTAATCCAAACAGAAGATGGCTTGGTTTTGTACGCTCTTAGCCTAATTGTCATTATGGAAATTGTTGATTTTGCATCAGGGACATTTGCAGCAATTGCAAATCCAGAAATTGAATACAAGAGTAAGATTGGTATTAACGGCTTGATTCGAAAGGTTCTAGGTGTTCTCTTGTTGATGGTATTGATTCCGATGTCTGTCTTGTTGCCTGAAAAAACAGGTTTCGCATTCTTGTACTCGATCTATCTCGGATATTTGCTTTTTACTTTCCAATCGCTCATTGAAAATTACCGTAAGTTGAAAGGGAATGTGACAATCTTCCAGCCTATCATTAAGGCATTTGAGCGATTGGCTGGTGACAAAAACGACAAGAACGACAAGAACGAAGGAGAACAATAATGGATATTGACACAAGCAGATACAGAGAAGGACTTCCACAAATTGGATACGCTCCATACCGTCAAATTCACGCTCATTCGACAGGTAATAAGAACTCAACTGCCCAAAATGAAGCAGACTACCATATGCGCAGACCTGTTGAATCAGGCTTTTTCTCACATGTTGTGGGAAATGGTCGAGTGATGCAAGTCGGACCAGTGAACAACGGTGCTTATGACGTTGGAGGTGGCTGGAATTATGAAACCTATGCAGCAGTCGAGCTGATTGAAAGTCATTCAACCAAAGAAGAGTTTATGGAAGATTATCGTCTGTATATCGAATTACTTCGCAATCTAGCAGATGAAGCAGGTCTTCCAAAAACATTGGATTCGGACGCATTGGAAGGCATTAAGTCGCATGAATACTGTACTAACAATCAACCTAATAATTATAGCGACCACGTTGATCCATACCCTTACTTAGCAAGCTGGGGTATTAGTCGCAGTCAATTCAAGCACGATATCGAAAACGGATTGGCCGTTGAAAAAGGCTGGAAAGAAAATTCTACTGGTTGGTGGTATGTACATTCAGATGGCTCTTATCCAAAAGAGAAATTTGAAAAGATTGACGGAACCTGGTATTATTTTGACGGCTCTGGCTATATGATCAAAGATAAGTGGAAGAAACATTCAGACGGCAAATGGTACTATTTAGACCCTTCAGGAGCCATGGCTACTGGATGGAAGAAAATCGGTGGCAAATGGTATTACTTCGATAGTGAAGGAGCCATGAAGACTGGATGGGTTAAGTATAAGGATGTATGGTACTATCTCGATGCTAAAAACGGTGACATGGTATCTAACGCATTCGTACAATCAGCAGACGGCAAAGGTTGGTATTACCTTAAACCAGATGGTTCACTTGCTGACAAGCCTGAATTCGTGGTTGAGCCAGAAGGGCTCATCACCACAAAATAAAACATAGAAAGGTTTTCAAAATTTAATTACACTAAAACCGCTGGCGTCTGCTGGCGGTTTTTTTGTTTGTTCAAAATAAAAAAGCAGCGACCGAAATCACTGCTTATCAGCTGTAGCAAATTCATAGAGCTTTTCTGCTGTTAGAAGGGCCATTTTGTCCATGCTTGTCTTTCCTTTTCTAAGGTCAGAAACAGTAGTCCACGGAACTCCAGCGCCTTGCGAAATAGCAGATGTAGAC